AAAACACACTGGATATTCCGTAGGTTCTACACACCAGACGGCAAACCCCATCCTAAATGGGCAGAGGACCATGGCTATATTCACACAACGTATCACGACAATATCAACAACTTGGATCCGAAGAAGATTCAAGAATGGGAGCGGGCCAGACTAGACGATCCCGAATACTACGCTCACCACATACTCGGCCAATGGACGGACATAGGAGAAGGCCAAGTGTACAAGAACTGGGTGTTCGATTGGGAACCTGATCCGGAGGCCGAGGTAATACTTGGTCTTGATTTCGGGTTTGCTTCAGATCCCTGCGCTGTAATAGAGGTACGGAAACGAGGTAAGAGACTATGGCTCCGAGAGTTAACCTACGCCTCGGGGTTAACCAATGATGACCTGGCCGATGTCCTCGAGGCTAACGGGGTTAACAAGACAGCTACCATCTATGCTGACTCGGCCGAGCCCAAGTCTATCGAAGAACTAAGACGTCGGGGATTCCGTAATATCAGACCAGCAACTAAAGGACCAGATTCTATTCGGGCCGGGATCGCCAAGATAAAAGGATTCGAGGTACACGTCCACCCCGATTCTAAGAACCTCATCGAGGAGTATCAGTTCTACGCTTACAAGCAAGGAACGGACAAACCAATAGACGATCACAACCACCTATTGGATGCTCTTCGTTATGCTATGAGTAAACACAGAACAGGGCCGATAGTAGCTCTGCCAACATTAACTAGATAATATGGGCAAGAATAGAAAAGAACACAGAAAGAAAGTAAAGGCCAGGAACCAAAGGTTAAAGGCCGAGCAAGCCAAGAACCAAAAAGCTCTGAAGGAGTATCTGAATGGACTCGGCCTGACTCCAGAGGAAGCACTGGCTAAAGTACAAGCCGGGGAGATTAAGGTAAAAGACGAACAAGTGTTTGGTCCTAAGGAAACCATAATTCCGGAACCCCTTCATAGACTCCGCCTGCCGGAGTAAAAAAACCAAATGGAGCGGGGATATATAGAACAACAATAAAACGGTATATGGTCTATCAATTTAGCAACCTAACAGTCGGTCAGTATCAGAGGTTAATCCGACTTAAAGAAAATCCAAAAGCACACGAAGTTATAGAAGCCCTTACGGGTAAGAACAAAAACCAACTAACGGTCAAGGAATTAGAGTCCGTTAAGTTTGGTAATCTTAACCCGCCCGAGACTGTAGATCTTGCTAATATCGTAGTTCACGACGGTGTACCTTACGGCCGAGTGAACATGGAGAACCTGACTTACGGAGAATTCGTGGATCTTCTGGAGTACGGCAAAGATCTGAACAAGCATCTTGTCGACGTGGTGGCTCTTATGTGGAGACCGATTACCGAGATGGACTGGAAAAACGAGTGGAGGATTAAGTGGGGCAACATGCTGCTAAAGAGGGGCAGTGTTAAACGGGCCATGAAGCAGTTCGCCTCTATACAATATGAGCTAGAACCTTACGATCCAGTTAAGTGTGATCTCCGTCATAAAGTCATTCAGGAATTCCCGGCCAACACAGCACACTGGGCGGTAACTTTTTTTTTGAACTTCTCGAAACAGCTAAAGATAGATTCCCACAAATCTTTAATCCAGTTTCTCGAGACGAGTCAGAAGGAGATGAAGAAGGTAATAAAGGAGATTACCTCCAAAGAGGTATAGCCGAGGGTGATATGTCGGGGTGGAATTGGTTCTCTGTAGCGTGGACCATCTGTGGCGAGAACACCAATGAATTAGACGGGGCTTTCCGCCAACACTGGTTACACAACCTGACTATCCTCGCTTACCTCACGGATAAGGCCAAGTCAGAAAGGTTGGCTTTAGAGAGACAGAAACTGCTCCGATAGAAAAAATACCGATTTACATATTTCTTATTATGGTAACAACTCAATTACAAATCAAAGACAGACTATCAGACACCTGTGCCAGTCACAAGATGGTCAGACAAGTCTTATATGGGTTCTTGACTGACGTAGATGATCTGCCTGAGTTAGACCCGCCCACAATCTACATCGTTCCAGGACTAACCACAGTACCTAGAGAAGGCGTGTTTCAATTGAACTTTCAGCTTATCTGTATGGACGCCCTGCTACCGGACAAGTCTAATTTAGAGGACCTGCTCTCAGATTGTCACGGTATCCTGGTGGACATTTACTCTAAACTGCTGTACATAGACAACAACGATACCTGGTCTATCCAGACTGGGACTACGTTTACCCCGTTCCAAGAAAGAACCAAAGATTACTTGGCCGGGTATACGATGAACCTAAATATACTGACGTTCCAAAGCAACTGCTTGACCGACCTACCGTTTAACTCATGATATTACAATTAGATCCAAATAAGTATGAAGCAATAGCAAAAGTCCTCTTTGACCGGGCGATCGATGCTTCTGGTTTGGATTCTGGTAGCGGGTCTCTAAAGAATTCTTTTGAGATTACCAAAGAAGGGGAATCACTCTTTGTCCTCTCCTTCAACGAGTATGGTCTTTTCCTAGACCAAGGGGTTAAAGGGGTTAAGTCCTCTTCCAAAGCCCCGAACTCTCCCTTTGGTTACAAGCCGAGCAATAAGGGTATCTTCAACGTGCCCGGCCTGGCGTTATCTATGAAGGAGCGAGGAGCCATCTATTGGTACGGTATTAAGCCTTACCCATGGGTGGAAAACTTCTTAGTAGAACTTGGAGAGACTCTGGAAAAAGGCGTTACGGAAGAGATGGTACAAAACATTACGGACAGTGCTTTCTTTCAGAACGGCACGGTTACCTTAAAAGCACAATTATAATATGGCCTATACAATCACAGAACCAACCAACGATTACCTACCGTCAGAGAACATGGCCTGGTTCACAGCGGATTCTACGGACAAGAATGAGGAGTCTTTTGTATACAGGTATAGACTCCAGATTACGGGAGCAAACGATACTTTTACTACTGGTACAACGGGGGCTGACGTTATCGGTACTTTCCGTGTCCCACCTAGACCTGTTACTGGTGTCGGTTTCTTTTCTCCGATGGCTATTGCCCGGACCTACACTACGACCCCTTTAGAATTCCCAGCAACCTCTACGGTCGGTCTGACAGGATCAGGGGTTAAGAAGTTCCAAATCATCTACGGACAGGAGTACACCACACCCACTGGTGCTACCGGGATGGACTCGGCCACTGGAGGTACACACTACGTTTGGAACTCTATTATTTTGGACGAGAACTACCCGACATACGATGAGAACGATTACGTGATCAATAACTATGCTACGGACACCGATACGCTACTTTTAACTGACGGACCGAGTAACAGATGTGTGTTGGAATATGATCTCTTATACGCTTTAATAGGAGGTGGAACTACTTTCGATTACTCCAGAGATCGGACCGAGATCATCAACGGCTTACAGTGGCAGTTTCAGACCCCGGCCAACTTCGCCTACTACGATGAGGTTAAACCACTGAACGACTCTGCGGGAACTTACACCTGGACCACAGTAGGTGGGGTCGGTATTCAGTCCCCGAGTATACCCACCGGCGATTATTCACTCGCCTTTACCTACGACAATGTAGCTACCTACGGGTCAGGGTATATCTTCGGTCCAGTGTACAACGGTTATAAGCTGGATGTAGAACTCAGAACTCCACACTCTATTGCTGGTCTTGGTACTTACAACGAGATGTGGCTGATGGGTAAGAACCTCAGCGGAGATTGGGTGCCTGTAACCGTGATGGGCGAGGGAAATACAGGAACAGGGTTTATTAAGTTCTTCCTAACTAATTACACCTTTAGTAGCTCTTATCAGCAGTTTGGTTTTTCAATGAAAAATGTAGGCGATCCCAACGATCCCACTATCCAAGACGTCTTTGCTTTAAAGATTACAGCGGGTGCTCCTCTGTATTGGGAAGTAGATTCTCCCGTGAATATCGGACTACCTCGTAGATACCCTATCAACATTTCCGACGGAGAGACCTGGTTAACCTATGTCAATTCTGGCACTTTCGGTATTGCTCCATCAGCAGCAGATTATTCGGTCTATATCGTCAACGGTAACGGAATCAGACTAAGCGAGGTCATAAATTACTCGGCCGATAACTGTAATAACTGCTCGAACTGTGACAAGGTCCAGTTAACCTGGCTAAACTCTTTGGGTGGTTACGATTCTTATGAGTGGAATTGTCTGACAGAGAAAAGTCTGGAAGTCGAAAGAACCATAGGCGAGCGTACACTAACACCCGGCTACGTTAAGGGACAAAGAGGAAGGCTGAACACATCCAACGTGGCCAAGCGTAGTAAGGTCGTTAGCACCAACTTCGAAACCCAGGCTACAGCAGATTGGTTGGAATCCCTATTTATGTCAGCCGATGTATATGAGGTACAGTCAGATGGCTCGTTTATCCCGGTCATTATAGACACCAACTCTTACTCTCAGTTTGTCAGACAAGACAAGCTCAAGCAGATCGACTTCGAGTACTCTTTAGCCTACAATAGAAAATCCCAGATCTTATAATGTTAGAACTGTTACTTACAAGGAAGACCAACGTTTACAACTACTACGTGTCCCAGTCTGGAGTTTCCCAGATTGGTTCTCTGATCAGGGCCGACGATGAGCGGGGTTATTCTTTGGATCTTTTCGAAAACGAAGGTATTCCAATCTCTTACCAGATCTCCGATGTTACCAATCCATCTGTTAAGAAGAGCCCGTTTTCTAAGAACTTCCTCATTCCAGGTACTAAACGTAACTCTATAGCACTCGGCTTCTCCTACATGATTTCCAGTGAGGACGCCTTTAAGGTATACAACGGAGAAGTAGTTAACGGCAACGAGTGGCACATTCCAGTTCAGGAGGCACAGCTTTATATCGATGGTATCCTGGCCTTTACCGGTCAGCTCGAACTAAGCAAGACTAAAATACAAGAGGGCGAGGTTAACTCTTTCGAGGTTAACTTCCTGGCTACTCAGATCAACATCTTCGACGAACTGGAGAACAAGAACATGAGGGATCTGGTGATGCCGAGCAACTATATTCGGAACGGGACAGAGGTCTTCGACATCTTTTCGGCCCTGGACTCAGACGACACGTTCACCATCAACAGCACCACGTACAACGGGTTTACACTCGCCTATCCTGATTGGGGATTCTTAGCAGCGGATAGCTCCGCTACGTACGACGACGGTGTGCCTGTATATGCTACTACGGGTAAGACTAAGATATTCACAAAT